TCGCCGATCATCCTGCGAGCCGAATCGACGAGCTGCTCCCCTGGAGCTGGCAGGCCGCCCGCGCCCAGCCACACCCGCAGGCCGCCTGATCAGCCGCAATTACCTGCGGCCCTCGCCGGATGCTTACCCTTCGCCGGCCGGGGCGCATGTCCGGAGTGCCTCAGTCAGCTGCCGGAATCGCTGCACCGCCGCGAACGGCGAGTCAGCGCCAAAGGACGAAATCGCTACCGCGATAGCCCGCTACGCGGGGTGCTCTACTGATGGCGTTGCGATTGTGGAGAGCATCGATAACGGTGAGGGCGGAGCCATCCATTGAGCTGGGTGGCACCACTCTTCTTCCACGGTTGAACATGAGCTACGATGCTTCGGCCGTCGCCGAGACCGCAGCCCCTACTTTGCGTTAGGTCATGAGGAACGCTGAGGAGACTCCCGTGCCAGGACGCGCTTCGCGTCGCCGTCGTTCCGTGCACGCCAGTCATTCGTGCTTCGCTGGCCTTCAGCATCGATCACGATCCGGCACACAACTTCCTGGTGAAAAGCAGGTGTTGCCGGTTTGCTCAAGTCATTGGAGTCCCAAGTGACCCCAGAATTACTTTCCCCTAAATTTACTCAAGATCCATGCCAGCACACTCGGGTTGTGCGCACTGTCCGCTGGTTCCAGGCCGGCTGCGGCATCACTCGCTTGAAGGCCCCGTCGACCTCGTCGCGCAACCTTCCATCCGCTAGCATCAGCGTCCGCATCCCGGTCAAACCCCTGTAGAGCGCGTCGCGCCGTAGTCGCCCCACCTCTCGCGATTTCGTCCTTTGGCGCTTTTCGTACGCCTGCCCTCGGCGCGTGTGGATAGGGTCGTCATGCAGGCGTCCGAAAACCTTCACAGCTACGGACTCATGCACTGCAGCAAGCTCCGTGGACGGGTTGCAGATCGGCAAACCTAAAGCCAGAGCAGGACCACGGTTCCAACCACCAGCGGCCGGAAGGCCAACCGCCAAGCGGTGGCAATCGAAGCCGGATCGAGGATCATCGGGCGGGGTCGACTTTTCCTTCGGTGTTTGAAGCGGCGTTGTCCGCTGTGTCGGCTCACAAACCCCGGCGGCGCACGAACCAGACCTTCACGAAGTGGGTCAATACCGCGTAGGCAACGAGTATGCAGGCAACCAGCGGCCAGTAGAGCCACGGCAAAGGTGTGAACCCAAGCGCTTCGCCGACAGGCGTGAACGGCAGCGCGATCCCCATGCAGCAGATGATGAGACTGGTCGTGATCAGAGCCGCGCTGGCTCGGCTCTCGATGAACGGCACCTTGGCGGTGCGAATGATGTGAATGATCAGGGTCTGTGTGAGGAGCGACTCGACGAACCAACCGGTCTGGAACAGCGCCGGGTTGCTCCAGGCATGGAACACCCAGAGCATCATCGCGTAGGTGGCATAGTCGAAGATGGAGCTAATGGGTCCGATGCACACCATGAACTTGAAGATGTTGTCGATGTCCCAGCGCCGGGGCGCCGCGATGTAATCCTCGTCCACATTGTCGGTGGGGATGGCCGTCTGCGAGAAGTCGTAGAGGAGGTTGTTGGTCAGCACCTGGATCGGAGCCATCGGCAGGAAGGGCAGGAACAGGCTGGCGCCGAGCACGCTGAACATGTTGCCGAAATTGGAGCTGGCACCCATCTTGATGTACTTGGTGATGTTGCCGAAGATCTTGCGCCCTTCGATCACCCCCTCCTGCAGCACCATCAGACTCTTCTCCAAGAGGATGATGTCGGCCGACTCCTTGGCGATATCCACGGCCGAGTCCACCGAGATGCCCACGTCGGCGGCCTTGAGCGCCGGGCTGTCGTTGATGCCGTCGCCGAGGAAGCCGACAACGTGGCCCTTGCGGTGCAGGGCGCCGACGATGCGCTCCTTCTGCGCGGGCGTGAGCTTGGCGAATACGGTGGTGTGATCGGCCGCTTCGGCGAGCTCCTCGTCGGTCATGGTCTCCACGCGAGCGCCAAGCAGGATTTCACTGGAGGCCAGGCCCACGTCGCGACAGATCTTGCGCGTGATGACCTCGTTGTCACCGGTCAAGATCTTGACGGCGACGCCCTTTCGCGCGAGCGCGGCGATGGCGGCTCCGGCACTTTCCTTTGGAGGATCGAGGAAGGCGATGTACCCAAGCAGCGTCAGGTCGCATTCGTCAGCAACTGAATAGACCGCCTTGGAGCTGGTCAACTCCTTGTAGGCCACCGCGACTACCCGGAACCCGTCGGAGTTGAGCACTACGGTCTCTTCTTTCGACGTTGCGAAGTGGCTTTCATCCAGGGGCCCGCGCTGCCCATCGACCTCGTAGTGCTTACAGACGGCAAAAATCTCCTCCACCGCACCCTTGCAGATCAGCACGTGCTTGCCGTCGTGATCCGAGACGACAACGGAGAGGCGGCGGCGGGCGAAATCGAACGGAATCTCATCGACCTTGGCGAATCCGTCGTCGATGCCGAGCACCTTGTGCATCTCCACGTGCTGGAGCACGGCAACGTCGAGCAGGTTCTTCAATCCGGACTGAAAATGACTGTTGAGATAGGCGTACTGCAGGACGCGTTCCGACTCCTCGCCGCGGATGTCGAGATGCCGCTTCAGGATGATCCGGTCCTGCGTCAGCGTGCCGGTCTTGTCGGCGCACAGGATGTTCATGGCGCCCAGATTCTGGATCGCATTGAGCCGCTTGACGATCACCTTCTCGCGCGCCATGGCGATCGCGCCCTTGGCCAGGTTGACCGTGACGATCATGGGCAGCATTTCCGGGGTCAGGCCGACTGCCACGGCCACTGCAAAAAGCAAGGCCTCAAGCCAATCGTGCTTGGTTACTGCATTGATGAGGAACACAGCCGGCACCATCACCAGCATGAACTTGATCATCAGCCAGGTGAAGCGGTCGATGCCCTTGTCGAACGCGGTCGGCACGCGCCGGCCGGCGATCTCATCGGCGAGCTGCCCGAAGAAGGTGCCCCCTCCGGTGCGCACGACAACGCCGGTTGCGTAGCCGCTCACGACGTTGGCGCCCATAAAACACATGTTGGGAAGGTCGAAGGGACCGTCCACGCGGGCTTCACACGCGTGCGCGAATTTTTCGGCCGGCATCGCCTCGCCAGTAAGTGCGGACTGGTTGATGAAAAGGTCCTTGGTCTCGAGTAGCCGCAAGTCCGCCGGGATCATGTCGCCGGCGGACAGCCGCACGATATCCCCGGGCACCAGTATCTCGATCGGAATCTCCGAGAACGTTCCGGCCGCGGCTCCCGTGCGCCGCTTCACCGCGGCCGTCGTCCGCACCATCGAGCGCAAGCGTGCCGCTGCCTCGTTCGAGCGGTGCTCCTGGAAGAAGGTGGTCCCAACCGCGAGGATGACCATGAGTGCGATGACGACGGCTGCCCTCACGTCACCCAAGAAATACGAAACGGTCGCCAGGGTGAGCAGAAGTGCATTCAATGGGTTCTTGGCGCGGCCCCATAGCTCCTGGACGATCGTTGGTCTTCTTTCCCGCGTAACCAGGTTGGGTCCGTAGGCCTTCAAGCGCCGAGCAGCTTCCTCCGTCGTCAGCCCCTCCAAGCTCGATCCAAGGCGCGCGCAGGATGGCTCGGGTTCAAGATGGCTGAGCGCCAGCACCTCCTCGGTTTCGGATAGTGGCCTGGCAGGGCCGGATCGATGCAGATGCTGTTGAGTGACCATCTGATCCTGCCAGTCAAACGGCCACCCCGGTCAAGGCGCCGATGCCTGCGGTCACTGCCATCGCAAGAGCGCCCCAGAATGTCACGCGCACCGTTGCGGTTGCGGCATTCGCTCCGCCGGCTCTGGCACCAACGATGCCAAGAGCCGCGAGGAAACCCAAGGATGCGAGTGAGACGAACAGTATCGTCCAACCAGCTGGAGACAGGAGCGCAACCAACAGTGGCATGGCTGCCCCAAGGGCAAATGTCGCCGCAGATGTCAAGGCGGCCTGAACGGGACGGGCTGTTGTGATCTCGGAGATACCCAGCTCGTCGCGCGCATGGGCGCCAAGAGCATCCTTAGCCATCAGTTGGTGGGCAACCTGGCCGGCAAGATCACGGTCGAGTCCGCGCTTGACGTAGATGCCGGTCAGCTCCGCGAGTTCGGCAGCCGGATCATCCCTCAGTTCTTTGCGCTCCCGTCTCAGATCAGCCTGCTCCGTGTCGGATTGGGAGCTGACCGACACGAATTCTCCGGCGGCCATCGACATGGCTCCCGCCACCAGGCCTGACACGCCGGCGATCAATATTGCGCGCAAGCTTGCCGCCGAAGACGCCACGCCAACAATGAGGCTCGCCGTCGAGACAATGCCGTCATTGGCGCCGAGGACGGCGGCTCGGAGCCAGCCGATGCGCTCGATCAGATGACTTTCGGGATGAAGGCGAAGACGACCCACGGCGCGGCTCCAGATGAAACGCATGGCGGTTCGTACTAAGCTTGTTGGCGGCAAGGAAATGCACATTGACGCAGGTCATCATCGGTTGGCTCATTCCGCCGTCAGCCACCCACAGCCACGGCGACACCGCGCCGCCCGGTTTCGAGGCGCACCAGTCCGGCGCCGGCGAGCCGATGCAGAAGACGATGCGTCGTGCTCTTGCTGGTGCCCAGGATCTTGCCGATGCCGTAGAGTGAGCCTGAGAGCTTGCCGCCCTTGGCGCGCAGTCGTGCCACGGCTTCATCCGGCAGCACCTTGGCCGGCCGGCCCGCCCTGCCCCGCAGTTTCGAGGGCGGCGGTGGCTCATCATCTCTATCCTGGTGTCCATCTCGTTTCGATGCCGCTGCGGCTTCAGCTGGGGGCTGCTGAGTGGCGACACGCTCCCCTTCCCTGGTGGCCATAGGGTCCCGCGTGAGGGCCGTCCTGCCCCCTTCAGAACGCTTCTCCCGAGTTGCGGGATACAACCCAGCGGCTACAACGATGCCAAGTGCTGCCGCCAATTCGAGAAACATCACCATCCCGAAATTGAGCCATGGCGCGACAGTGTCGGCCGAGACGCGCCATCCCGCAGCGGTGATGTAGAACGCCACGGCGGCGGCTTGTGCATCCTTCTGCACGGGGCGCACCTGCGTCCCAGAATTCGGGGTCACCAGCAGAGCGGCGAGTTCACGCCGGCGTTTCAAAATTGCCGGGGTCTGACCCTTCAAGGTGGCCAGCTCGGAGCGTGCGGCCTCGGCGACGGCGCGGCGATCGGCGTATTGGTCGGCGACAATGGCGCGTCCCGAATTGTCCACATCCCTGGCGCCGGCGACGAAGCCGAGGCTGCATGTCGCGGCATAGGCGAGACACCCCAGGGCCAGCACCAGCGCCGTGCACCGCGTCCCAAAACCCCGTCCCCTGAACAGAGCGAGCCAGCAGAACGGCCCCAGCACTGAGGCCCCGGCGCTGGCCATGGCGAGCACGAGACCCCTGAATTCGGACGTTGCGGCACCAAGCTGCCAGCCGTGGGTGACATTCTGGGACGCCGCCGAAAATATCAGTGCTGCGGCAGCCATAGACGCCAGAATGAAGGCGCCCCATGAGCCGGTCCTACCTAAGGCATTGATGGGACGTTGTTTGCGCAACTCATGTTGCGGCGCCGAATCGGGCGTGCGAAAAAACCGCATGGGACTGCCTCCTGATCTAGCAGGTGGACGGTTTCAAGAGCGGCCCCGGTGGTACCAACACCGGGGCCGCTCGTCGTTTCATAGCGCCGCCTTGCCAGGTGTCAATTCACTTGATATGAATTATCAGGCACTTGTTGAGACTTAGGCGGATGGCAACGATGCACCTATGTCCCCATTGCGAGGCGGTATGGAACGCCGAGGGTGTACGCATCGATCCCCATCGGCGTCGCGCCTCCTGGCGAGGCGGCGAGGTCCAGGTCAAGGGCAAGCAGGCCAGGTTGCTTGCGGCCCTTGCCTCGACACCAGGTCGCGTGGTTGCCAGAGACAGGATCGTCGATGCCCTGTGGGGTGACCAAACCGACGGCGGACCTCTCGGCGCCCATCGCGTCCTTTACGAGCACATCCGCAGTCTTCGCCGCCGTCTCGCCGGCGCGGGTTTCCCTGGAAGCATCGTCAATCACCACGGCGTCGGATACGAGCTGGTTCTAATTCACTGAACATCATTTGAGCATTCATCGAGTATGCGCGATGTTGAGTGCAAACCCCTTGATGGCGAGAGTTCGCCTGCGTCCGGGGTCGGCTGGCTCGAAAACCAAGAGTCAGTAGCAAGCCCTCATTGCGTGCCGAGCTGGGGGATCCTCGATGCAGCGTACCGACTGGCACATCTTCCGCTGCGGCCACGCATCCCGTGTCAGGGACATCATCATGGGCAAGGGCCTCAGCGCCATGGCGCCCTACACACAGTCCTTCGAGGCGATAAGCCGCAGCAAGATGGTGTCGCGCACCTCGCCAGTCTTCCCCGGCTACGTGTTCGTCGAGCTCACCCCGAAACAGCTTTCCCTGCTGTACGGCATCCCGTTTCTCTGGCCGCACCCCTTGGCCTTCGAGGGCGAACCCTACCGCATGCTGGCGCCCGATGTGTCCTTCATCAGGTCGCTGTGCGAGAGCCCTCCCCTCGATCCCAGGGCGCCACAGCCGTTGCCGGCGCCCACACCCTACATGGCAGGCGAGGCAGTGGACATCATAGAGGGCCCCTTCGCCGGCTTCACGGGCGAGGTCGAGGCATCGGATGCAGAGAGGGTCAAGGTGCTGACAAGTCTGTTCGGTCGGATGACGCCGCTTACATTGGATCACGCTGCGGTGCGCAGGGCGTGACGATGGCGAAGCTTCGCACGCTGCGGCCACGCATCGCTACCATCGGCGTTCGAACCGCAACCGCTACGGTACGCAAACGGCTGAGTGCGAGAGAGCGCGGCTACACCACAGAGTGGGACCACGCGCGCAAGGCGTTCCTAGTCGCCAACCCACTGTGCCGCCTGTGCGAGATGGCGAGCAGGGTCGCAGCGGCGCGAGAGGTCGACCACATCAGGCCGCATCGTGGCAACCAAGAGCTGTTCTGGGATCGTGATAACTGGCAGCCCATCTGTGTCGACTGCCACATCGCCAAGACCAAGGCCGAGAACAGTGAGGCCACATCATGGTCGGGCGAGGACCTCGTGCACCCGTCGGGTCTGACACCATCAGTGGTGCCCCTGATCATGGTGTGCGGGCCGCCGGCGTCGGGCAAGTCGACGTGGGTGCGGGACATGGCGGGTCCGGGTGACCAGGTCATCGACCTCGATGTCATCAAGTCCGAGTTGTCCGGTCTGCCGCTGCATTCGTGGGATGCATACCATGTCCGGCCTGCACTGGTGCGGCGCAACGAGCTGCTCTCCGAGTTGGGCACCTCGCCGGCGCGCTGGCCTCGGGCTTGGTTCATCATCAGTGAGCCCTCAGCGGAATGGCGGGCGTGGTGGCAACGGCAGCTCTCACCCGAGCGGATCGTCGTGCTGGAGGTGCCAGATGAGGTGTGCCTCGCCCGTATCGCTGGGGACTCCGACCGGGCCGCGGCACGGGCACAGTACAGCGAGGCCGTGATGCGCTGGTGGAACCTCTACCAGCGGCGCGATGGCGAGGACCGCATCACCGGCTGACGCCAGCCGGCCGTGTCGCAGCAGCAACACGGGGGCGATCGCATCCTCAGGGGGGGTCCAGAGAGGGACCGGCGGCGGGCTCTCACAAAGAGATTTTTCCCGCCGCCGCAATTTTTTGCTGCGCACGCAACTTGTCGGAAAAACTGATGCGGTCGCGCCGCACCACGAGACACGTCGAGACATGTCGAGGAAGAGGGGCCGGCCAGCATTCCGGCCGACCAAAGCGATGCGCCAGAAGGTTGAGCAGTGCCTGGCCGCTGGCATGTCTCAGGACGCTATCGCCAGGGCAATCGGCTGCGACGCCAAGACCCTGGTGAAGCACTTCGCAGACGAGCTCACCACCGGGCTGGCCAAGAAGCGCGCCGAGGCGATCGCGCTGCTGTGGAAGGCCGCCAAGGGCAAGAAGCCCAACGTTGCCGCCGTGAAGAAGCTGATCGAGCTGCACGCCATCACGGAGGCCTCGACGGAGGCTGGTGATCCGGACCAGGCCGCGGCCGTGCCCAACACGGGGCGGCTCGGCAAGAAGGTGATGGCACAGATCGCGGCGACGCAGGTCGGCGGCGAGGGCAGCGAGTGGGGTGATGACCTCAATCCCGACCCGCCGCCGCCGGGGACCCCGGTGAACTGATGGACTGGAATACCGCGTGTTCCGATTGGGAGGACAGGCTTCTCTCAGGGCGCTCCCTGGTGCCGGAGCTGCCGCTGTATCGAAGTGAGGCGGATCGGGCGGTGAGGGTGTTCAGCCGCCTGCGGATACCGGACGTGATCGGGATGCCGCGGTTCGGCGACGCCATCGGTCCCTGGTTCACCGATATCGTTGCCGCGCTGTTCGGGTCCTACGATCCCGAGGCGCACCGCCGGCATATCCAGGAGGTCTTCCTTCTGGTGCCCAAGAAGAACAGCAAGAGCACCGGCGCCGCCGGTTTGATGGTGACGGCCATCATCCTGAACCGCAGGCCCGCCGGTGAGTTCGTCCTGATCGCGCCGACCAAGGAAATCGCCGATATCGCCTACGGCCAGGCCGCCGGCATGATTAAGGCGGACCCGGACCTGGACAAGCTCTTCCATCGCCGCGACCACGTGCGCACCATCATGCACCGGCGCACAGAGGCGCTCATCAAGATCAAGGCCGCCGACACCGACGTCATCACCGGTGGGAAACAGTGCGCCACGCTGATCGATGAAACCCACGAATTCGCCAGGGTGGCGCGTGCCAAAGAGGTGTTCACCGAGATACGCGGTGCCCTGGCGGCAAGGCCTGACGGGTTCCTGATGCAGATCACGACACAGAGCAAGTCGCCCCCCGCCGGCGTCTTCAAGGCCGAGCTCACCCGCGCGCGCGCCGTTCGTGATGGCAAGCGCCAGTTCCCGCTGCTGCCCGTGCTCTATGAACTGCCGGAACGCCTGGTCAAAGAGGGAGCGTGGCGGGAGCGTCGGTACTGGCCGCTGGTCAACCCGAACCTCAACCGTTCCGTCGATCCGCCATTCCTCGAGCGCGGTTTCCAATCGGCAGAGGACACGGGTCCCGACGATCTGGCGCTCTTCGTGAGCCAGCATCTCAACGTCGAGATCGGTATCGGCCTTCACACCGACCGCTGGGCTGGTGCCGACCACTGGCAGGCCGCTGCGCTGCCGGACCTCACGCTGGAGACCTTGATCGAGCGTTGCGATGTAGCCGTGGTCGGCATCGACGGCGGAGGTCTCGACGACCTGATGGGCTTCTCCGTGCTCGGCCGCGAGAGGAACACCCGGCGGTGGTTGTGGTGGTTCCGCGCATGGTGCCACAAGTGTGTGCTCGAGCGCCGCAAGGAGATCGCGCCGCGTCTGTTGGACTTTGAGAAGGAAGGAACGCTCAAGATCATCGACGATGACTCCTCGGAAGACATCAAGGAAGTCGTCGAGATCGTGAAGCGCCTCGAGGCGGCGAGCTTGCTGCCGAACGACCAGGGCATCGGTGTCGACGCCGCGGGGATCGCGGACATCACCGACGCGCTGGCGATCGCCGGTTTCAGCATCAGCGTCGACGGGCACAAGGGCCGGGTTGTCGCGATCCGGCAGGGGTCGATTACCCTCAACACGACAACGATGACAGCGGAACGTCGTCTCGCCTCTGGTGACCTGGTGCACGACGGCAGCGCGCTCATGAAGTGGGTGGTCGGCAATGCCAAGGTCGAGATGAAGGGCAACGCCCGCACCATCACCAAGCAGGCCGCCGGCGTTGCCAAGATCGACCCCCTCATGGCCGGCTTCAACGCGGTGGCACTGATGATCCGGAACCCCGAGGCTGGTGCGTCATCAGTGTTCGACGCCATGGCGCGCCGGAAGCGCACCGAAGCGCAGGGAGAACCCGCCCCTTCGCCCGCGCCTATCACTGAGCAGCAGCCCGATGACATCGATTGGTCGGCACTCAACGACCCGTCGCACCCGCGCTTCCGAGAGATGGCGGAACGTTTCGAGCGCTGGCGCGAGCGTCAGCCGGACAACGAGGACTTCTGATGCGCGTTGCGATGTCCGACATGGTAACCAGGGCTGCAGACGGCGTGCGCGCCGCGGCGCGGTACCCTGCCGATGTGGTGCGCCGGCTGCGTGCCGCACGCAGGACGCAGGATCCCAACTATCCCGACACCCGCCGCGTTCCCTACACGGGGCGAACGCAAGCCGGCGTGTTCGTGACGCCCGACACCGCCGTCACCGTTCCGGCAGTTTGGGCGTGCCTGCGCTATCTTTCGCAGACCGTCGCCATGCTGCCCTGGCACGCGATGCAGAAGGCCGGCAACGGCGGCACCGAGATCGCCGAGATGCATCCGATCAATTGGATGCTTTGGAAGCGGCCCAGCCCGGAGTGGTCATCGTTCCAGTTCCGGGAAACGCTGACGCACTGGGCGCTGCGCTGGGGGAACGGGTACGCTGAGATCGAGCGTGACATCGTCGGCCGCCCCATCGCGCTGCATCCCATCCACCCCGAGCGCGTCGAGGTGTGCCGCGATCGCGAGACCGGCCGCCTCTACTACGACGTCAACAACGGTACCGGCGGCACGGTTCGGCTCGATCCGATGGATGTGTTCCACATCCGCGGCTTCGGCGAGGGGCCCGTCGGCGTCAACGTGATGGCCTACGCCGCGGAAAGCATCGGGTGGGCGCGTGCGGCACAGCTCTTCGGTGCCGCCTTCCTGGGGTCCGGCATGGGCGTGCCGGGCGTGCTGTCCTTCAAGGGCAAGCTCACGGAGGGTGGTCGCGAGGAGGCACGCAAGGAATTCGAACGGACCTACGGCGGTCCACGCGGCAAGAAGGTCTTCATCGGCGACAATGACGCCGACTTCAAGCCGTTCGTAACCGACCCCGAAAAGGGGCAGTTCATCTCGACCAACCAGCATCTCATCGAAGAGGTGTGCCGCTGGTTCGGGGTGCCGCCGCACAAGATCGCGCACCTCTTGCGCTCGACGTTCAACAACATCGAGCACCAGGCGATCGAGGTGGTACAGGACTCGATCCTGCCCTGGGCGAAGCGGTTCGAGGAAGAGGCGGACTACAAGCTCTTCGGGCAAAACCGGCGCGGCTATTTCACGAAGATCAACCTGATGGGTCTGCTGCGCGGCGACTTCAAGAGCCAGGCCGAGGGTTTCCAGATCTACCGCAACATCGGCGTCGTCAGCGCCGATGACATCCGCGAGCGCCTGGACATGAACCGGCTCCCGCCCGGCAGTGGCGGCGAGAAGTACGTGATGCAGTCGCAGTACACGACGCTCGACAAAGTGGGCGAGCTGCCGCCGGCGCCCGAACCAGCCGAGCCCGAGCCCGATCCGGACGATCCCGACGAAGACGCTGCGATCGAGGAGATCGAGCGCATGAGCGAGGAAGAGAGCGCCGATGCATGACCCCATTGTCGCGCGCGCCACCGGCGGGCCACCCAAGAAGACAGGTCCCTGGCGCGCCGTTGCGAACGTGCTCGCGGCGTTGCGCCGGCGGATGGGCACCATCGAAGGCGCGATCACCGCACTGCAGACGCGTGCGTCGGTGGTCGGCGAGCGTGGCCCGCAGGGCGAGCGCGGCGAGTGCGGTTCTGCTGGATCTCGTGGCGAGCCGGGTGTGCAGGGTCCGGCCGGCCCTGAGGGCGAGCGCGGCGCGCAAGGCGATCGTGGCGAGCCCGGTCCTCCTGGGCCCGCCGGTGCCGGTGGCGAACCTGGTGCCCACGGCGCTGCCGGACCGCAGGGTGAGCGTGGCCCGCAAGGTGAGCGTGGGCCGCAGGGCGAAGGCGGCGCGACGGGTGCGCAGGGTCCGGTTGGCCCCCAGGGCGAGCGTGGTGCCCAAGGTGAAGGTGGCGAGCCCGGCTCTACTGGTCCGTCGGGTCCCCGTGGCGAACCTGGTGCCCATGGCCCTGCCGGCGCACAGGGCGAACGCGGCGAGCCGGGTGCACAAGGTCCGGCCGGTCCCCCGGGCGAGCGCGGCGAACCTGGGCGCGACGCCGACCCGACGACGATCGCCGCGATGCAGGCCACCATCATCGGCCTGCAGGCCACCGTCGCCGAGTTGCGCGCCAGGATCCCCGTGGCATGGGCCGTCGACGACGCCGGCGACCTGGTCGCCATCCTTGAAAGCGGCGAGAAGGCGAGGATTGGCCATGTCCGCGGCGAGCGCGGCGACCCCGGCCGGGACGGCGCCCACGGCCGCGATGGTCAACCGGGCCCCAAGGGGGACCAGGGCGCGCCAGGCAAAGACGGCAAGCCAGGGCGCGACGGTGCCCGCGGCGACCAGGGACCGCAGGGCAAGGATGGCAAGGCCGGTCCCCAGGGGAAGCCGGGACGCGAAGGCGCCGCCGGTGCGCAGGGCACCCCTGGCACCCTTGTGGCGATTGGCGAGCCCTCGCCTGTAGACGCCGAGCAGCTCGAGTGTGCGCGCGCCCGCGAGCTCGCCGTTGGCGACGACGTCATCACCGTTCTCACTGTGTGAGGTGCCATGAGAAGCCACTACAGGATCGTCAACAGCGTGCACCAGTTCCGACCGGAGCGCCCAGCCAAGGCGGCGTCGGGCTACCGCATGCGCGCCAAGAACAAGAATGAGGGCGAGATCTACCTCTACGGTCTTATTGGCCGAGACTTCTGGGGCGATGGCATCTCGGCGAAGCAGTTTGCCGACGATCTGAAAGCGCTCGGCAATGTCAGCCGCATCGACCTGCGCATCAACTCTGACGGCGGCTTCGTGGATGATGCGCGCGCCATGTACAATCTCTTGCGCGATCACAAGGCAACGATCGCCGTGCACATCGACGGCATCGCGGCCTCGGCGGCATCCTTTATCGCGATGGCTGGCAACACCATAGAGATCGCCGAGGGCGGCTTTGTCATGATCCACAACGCCCGCATGGGCGTGGTCGGCGAGGCCAGGGACCTACGCCAAGCCGCCGACATACTGGATATGGTCAACGGCACCATCCGGGATACCTATGTGGCCCGCACGCGCCAGAGCGCCGAGCAGGTCACGGCATGGATGGATGCCGAGACCTGGTTCACCGGAACCGAGGCGGTGAAACACGGGTTCGCCGACAAGATCGTCGAGAACCTGGCCGCCGCGGCGGCGATCAGCGATCCATCGCGCTTCAAGAACCTTCCCACGGCGTTGCGGCCCAACCGGGCCAAGGCCGCCGGCGCGCTGGCGGCGATCGCACGCGCCAGAGAGCTTCTGCCGGCCTAGCCGGCGCGCCCTTCCACGTGCCTTGGGCAAGCGACCAGAAAACGAGAGGGAACACACAATGTCTGCACGGCAGAAGGCGCGCGCGCGCCGGCTCCCGGTTGGCGTCATCGTAATGGAGGCCGACCGCATCGAGGACCTCAAGAAGCAGCTTCAGGACCTTGTCGCCGAGGGCGAAGAGATCGTTGCCGCTGCCGACGGCGAGGGCCGCGACCTCACCGATGAGGAGATGGAGAAGCTCACGGGCATCCGTGCCAAGATCGAGAAGTTCACCAAGCAGATCGAGGCGCGCGAGGCCATCGCCCTGCCGCCCGGTCCCGGTCGCCGCACCACTCCGGAGCCCGGCGCACCGGGCAACAACAACCCGCGCATTCCAGCGCAGCCCCGTGTCGATGCCGGCAAGGGCGGCTTCCGTTCGTTCGGCGAGTTCGCCCAGCAGGTGCGGGTCGCCATCATCTCGCCCCAGGCGATCGACAACCGTCTCAAGACCCTCAACGCTGCACCCGGCACGGTGAGCACCGAGAGCGCCGGTGCCGACGGCGGCTTCGCGGTGCCGCCCGACTTCCGCCGCGACATCTGGAAGAAGGTCGTGGGCGAGGACTCGCTGTTCGCGCGCGTCGAGCAGCTGATCACGTCCTCGAACTCGATCACCATCCCGGCCGATGAGACCACGCCGTGGCAGAACAGTGGCGGCGTCCAGGCCTTCTGGGAGAGCGAGGCGGCGGCGATCACGCAGAGCAAGGTCGCGCTCGAGCAGAAGAACATCCGTCTCAACAAGCTCACCGCCCTGGTGCCCGTGTCCGAAGAGCTGCTCGAGGACGCACCGGGTCTCGACGGCTATCTCCGGCTCAAGGCGCCGCAGAAGATGGAGGCCAAGCTCAACACCGCGATCGTGCGCGGCACCGGTGCAGGACAGCCCCTCGGCATCCTGAACTCGCCGAGCCTGATCGTCGTCCCTGCCCAATCGGGCCAGGCCGCTGACACCGTCCTGCATCGCAACATCGAGAACATGTGGTCGCGGCTCTATGCGGCGGTGCGCGGAAACGCGGTGTGGCTGATCAACCAGGACGTCGAGCCCCAACTCGGGCTGATGTCCTTCCGTGATGCCGACACCAATCCGGTGCCGATCTATCTGCCGTCCGGCGGTCTCTCCGCGAGTCCCTTCGCGACCATGAAGGGGCGCCCCGTGGTGCCCGTCGAGGCCTGCTCGACGGTTGGCGATCTCGGCGACATCCTTCTTGTTGCGCTCAACCAGTACATGGGCGTCAGCAAGGGCACCGACATCCGCGCCGATGTCTCGATGCACCTGTTCTTCGACGCCGCTGCGCTGGCGTACAGGTTCATCTTCCGCGTCGCCGGCATGCCGATGTGGGGCTCGGCCATCACGCCGCAGCACGGCAACCTGACGCGTTCCTGGGCGGTCGGCCTCGCGGCGCGCACCTAGAGCGCCTCGCCCCACCTCGGGGCAGGCCTCCGGCCTGCCCCTTCACCCGCAACGATGTCCTTTCGAGGGAGACTCCCATGCTCAATCAACGTGCCTCCGAGGCGGCTGGCGTCGTCGGCATCATCGACCCCGATGCCTACGCGCCCGGCAACTTCGATACCGGCTGGATCGACGCCAGCCGCTTCCATCGCTTTCTCGCCGCGATCCTGGTTGGCGACATCGCGGCGACCGGTACCGTCGATGCCCTGATCCGCATCGCCAGCAACGGCAGCGGCGCCGGCGCCGAGGCGGCGACCGGCAAGGCGATCACGCAGATGACGCAGGTCGGCAACGATTCCAACAAGCAGGCGCTCATCGATGTCAAGCCCGAGGACCTCAAGGGTGCGACGTTGAGCTTCAAGGATGGGTCGGCGACCCACTTCAGCCTGCGCGTCACGCTCGGCACCGCCGGAGCCGACATGGGCGCGGCCGTGCTCGGCCTTGGCCCGCGCTACGCCCCCGCGAGCGGGCACGATCTGAGCTCGGTCGACGAAATCGTCGCGTAGCGGAGTCCCTGGCTCGTGTGAGGTGAGGGCCTCGCGTCGCGGCGCGAGGCCCGCGCTTTCGACAGCAATCTGGAGGATGCGGTGAAGATACGCGCGAAATTCATCAAGGACGCCGTGGCCCACTACGCCGACGGCCCCGTAACCATCCCCGCCGGCGAGATCGCCGACCTCAGTCCAGCCAGCTTCAACCGCTGGCACCGTCGCGGATGCGTCGAGGCGATCGAGTGCATCGACGACAAGCCGGCGAAGGCCGGCAGGTCGACCAAGGCGGGCGAGGCCGGCATCGGCAAGGATGGCAATGCAGGTCGCGAGGGCGAAGCCGGCGGGACTGTGGGCGGCGGCAAAGTCGAGGGTGCGGGCAAGGCCGAGGGGATCGATGCGAAGGGCGGCAATCCCGGCTGACTGATCCCCGACTGGGCGGGCGAGACGGCGGTAATCGTGGCCGCCGGACTATCAGCCGCTTCCGCACCGCTCGATCGTATCCGGGGTCGGGCGCGCGTCGTCGCCGTGAACCGCAGCCACGAGCTGGTGCCCTGGGCCGACGCGCTCTACGCCTGCGACGGCGGCTTCTGGGCGCGCTATCCAGGCGCCCGCGCATTCCCCGGCCTCAAGTTTTCGCACGATGAAGACGCCTGCGCGCTGGTGCCCGACATCATCAAGGTGACGCTGGCGAAGGCGGCGGGCCGATACGTCGATACGCCGGTCCGCGAGCCCGCCGGCACCATCGCCTGCGGACTCAACAGCGGGTACCAGGCACTCAACCTGGTGGCACAGACGGGCGTTCGCCGCATCATCCTGGTGGCCTACGACATGCGCGGCAAACACTGGCATCCCGATCACGGCCGTGGGCTCGGCAATCCGGCGGCCGATAGCCTCGCGAAATGGGCTGCGCACTTCGATGCCGCAGCGCCCGTCTATGCGTCGTGGGGTATCGAGGTTCTCAACGCCAGCCCCATATCGGCAATCACGGCCTTTCCCAAGGTCGACCTCGAGGAAGCGCTCGCATGCTGCGTGTGACCGTGCCGCCGGCGCTGTCAGCCGTTACTCTGGCCGAGGCGAAAGCGCATTTGCACGTCGACTTCGACGACGACGACAGTCTCATCGAGATCTACATCAAGGCCGCGATCGACAACTTGGACGGCCCCGGCGGATGGCTCGGCCGCGCCCTGGTCTCGCAGACCCTGGAACTGCGCCTGGACACCTTCCCCGCGGGGGCTATCCGCCTGCCATGCCCGCCGCTGATCGAGGTCACGTCCGTCGTCTACCTCGACGGCGCGGGGTCGCCGCAGACCCTTTCGACGTCCGGGTACCAGGTCGTTGGTATCGGCGGCGAGCGCCCCGCCTCGATCCGTCCTGCCGCTGGTGCCACCTGGCCGGCGCACGTCGACTACGCCGAGGCGGTCCGCATCACATACCGGGCGGGCTATGTCGACACCAGCAACAGTCCGGCGAGTGGCCAGGTGCCGGGCGCCATAAGGGCCGGCCTGCTGCTCATGATCGGGGATCTCTATGCCGTGCGCGAGACCGAGGTCATCGGCGTCTCGGTGGCACGGTCCGCCACCGTCGAGAACCTGCTGAACCCGAAACGGGTACCCTATCTGCCTTGAGGCCGCGATGATTGCAGACGACGCCCGGCGTGCCGAGCACGCCAAGTACGTGCGGGCTTACGCCAGCGCCACATATGGCATGGGTGAGGTGCGCCGGCGTTGCGCTGTCGAGGACCTCGCGGCGCTCGCGCGCGGCTCATACCTCGATGTGGGCTGCGGCCGCGGCGAGATGCTCGTCCATGCCGATGTGATGGGTTTCTGGCCGGTGCTTGGCGCGGAGATCGTGCCGGCGCTCATCGACGGCGGTCGCGTGGTGTGGGCCGAGGCGCACGCCCTGCCCTTCAACGACGACAATTTCGACGTCGCGACGATGTTCGACGTGATCGAGCACCTGGTCCCCGGTGACGACGAAGCGGCTTGCCGCGAGTTGGCGCGCATCGCGCGGCGCCACATCATCGTCACGGCCAGCAATCTGCGGTCATTCAGTGAGGCCGGCGATGATCTGCACATCAATCGCCGTCCATATGACGACTGGGACGCGCTGTTTCGCACGTGGTTCGCGCCGGGCAACGTGATGCGCCTGCCGAGCCGGAACCCGATCAGCGAGACGTGGCGGGTGGACCTATGAGGGCGGGCCGTCTCGATCGCCGCATCATCATCCAACGCCGTACCGGCGCTCTCACCACGTCGGGACAGCCGTTCGACGTGTGGAACGATATCGCGACGCGATGGGCGTCCGTGGCGCCGCTGAGCGGCAAGGAAGCGTTCTCGACGCCACAGCTGGTGGCCAAGGAAATCGTCGAGATCCAGATCCGGCATTCGTCTGCCACGGCTGACATCCACCCCGGCGACCGCGTCGTCTTCCCCTCGAGCGCGGATCCCGATGCAACACCGACGGCCGTCTATGACATTCTCTCAGTGCACGAGATCGGCCGGCGCGAAGGGCAGAAGCTCCTGGCGGAACGGCTGCCCGTCCCCGACAGCGGCATCCCCGATCCGTTCGATCCGGTGCTGGTCGGGGTGTACTTCTGTTTCGACCCGTTCGACTTGGCGACGTTGTTGAAGCCGGGCGGGGCTGGACCCGTCACCGCGGATGGCGACTTGGTAGGCAGCGCGGTGAACAAGGGATCGGCGGGGGGCACATGGCTTAACGATGTCAGCGACGCAGTCTTTCACACCGCTGACGGGCTTCGGTGGGTAACCACGGGCAACGGTTTTCTCTTCCCGGCAACGCTGCCGCAGCCGTTCGACTTCGTGGTAGGCGCGCGCCGCGGCGGGGGTAGTGATAGCCGTCTGTTTTTCACGTTCGGCCCCAACGGTGTCACCGTCGACCGCAGCCAACCTAATGTGCAGATGTTCGCCGGCAATACGGTCCCCGTCCCTCTCTCTCTGCCGACTGTCAACACCGACATCATCCTGAGCGGTCGTTTCGACGGCCCCAACAGCCGCATCGCCCTGGACGACGGCGACTACTTCGCGGGCCTCAATGTGGGCACCAACGGTATCGGGAGTGAAGTTCTCGGAGGCGGCGATCGGCTGGCGCAAGCGCTGTTCTTTCCCCCGCTCACTGACTTGCAGATGACGCAAGCGCGGATGTTCGTTGCGGAACGGCAGGGCAGGGTGTTTTCGTAATGGTTGCCGATCTTCGCCCCGAGCTTCGGCTATTTCTACTGGACGATGCCGCGATCTTCTCGGCGGTCGGTGGCGCGCGCATCCACCCAGTCGTGATGCCCCAAGGCGAGAAGCGCCCCAGCCTGGTTTGCAACACCATCACCGAGACCACGGACCACCACACCCAGGGTCCCTCGGGGCTGGTCATGGTGAGGATGCAGATCGACGCCTATGCGACGCTTCCGAATGATGCCGATGCGCTGGCGCGCGCGGTCAAGGATCGTCTCGACGGATACCGGGGGCCGATGGGCGCCATTGATGTCCAGGGCGTGTTCGCCGAAACGGCGCGCACCGGCTACGAGTCCGAGCCGAAACTCTACAGGGTGGGTAGGGACTATCTAGTCTGGTATGGCGAGCGGTGAGCGATTGCTCCTGGCGCCGCGTCCTGCGCGCCAGTCCGGGGCGGCGTCACCGCCTCTATTATGCCGGCGATCCCGAAGAACAGTCCGCCGAACCCGCCGCAAAGAATGGCGAGCATCATGCTGTTGATGCCAACCATCTGGTGGGTGACGTACTTGGCTTGGGCCATAGCGGACATCCCGTCGAGTCCGAACACGGCGCCAGCAATCCAGAACAGTATTCCAAGTAGAACCATGAATCCGGTCATGTTCGCCCCTTTGATCGTCCGCTGACGACATAGCGATTTGCCGAGTCGCGCAAATGGTTTGCCGCGCAAAGTCACTACGCGCACCGTTCGTGGTGCGTTCCACACAGGAGCTGAGCCATGACCACGAATGCACGCATCGGATACGGCAACCTGCTGCAGATCTTCGACCTGACGCAGAGCCCGCCGGCTTGGACGACGCTCGCCGAAGTCGAGAGCATCACGCCGCCGGCGTTCGCCCGCGATGCACAGGACGCCACCCACACGGAAAGCCCCGAGGGCTGGCGCGAGTTCATCGCCGGACTGAAGGACGGCGGCGAGATCTCGGCGACGCTGAACTTCGTCGCCGACAGCGACACCACCTCGCGCATCCTGGCAACCTTCGACAGCAACACGATTCAGCAGTTCCGCATCCTGTTCAACGATGGTGACCAGGACAGCTCGCCGCTGACGTGCTCGCGATTCACGGTGACCGGCATCGTCACGGGCTTCGCCATCGAGGCGCCGATCGACAACAAGCATTCGGCCACCATCACTGTGAAGATCTCGGGCAAGCCGACGTTCGTGAGGGCGGCGTGATGCCCAACAAGGCCAAGGGCGAGGTCGGCTTCGAGGCTGGCGGCAAGGCGTATACGCTGGTCTACACGATCAACGCGTTATGCGAGCTGGAGGGTATTCTCGGCGACGGTGCCGCGGCGGCAGGGCTGGGTACCGAGGGCGCGCTGAGCGTGCGCCGTCTCAGGGCTTTCTTGTGGGCGGGGCTGCAGAGACACCACAAGGGCATCAGTCTCGACGCCGCCGGCGACATCATCGGTACCATCGGCCCGACGCGCGCGGTCCTCGTTGTCGGCGAGGCTATGGCCGCCGCATTCCCGGAGAACGCCGGTGGCCCTTTAGAGGCGGCGGCTCCGACCGCGGCAGTGGCGACTGGCTAGACCTGCTGGAGGAGTGGGTCGCGTGCGGGCAGCGCGAGCGCGACTTCTGGGGCCTTACACCACGCGTCATGACGGCCGTTATCCGTGGTGCCCATCGCCGCGCCGTAGAGGCGCACAACGGCCGCGCCTGGCTGGCATGGCATGTCGCGGTGCTGCCGCGCGCGAAGCGGATGCCGCCGTTGAGCAAGCTGCAGGTGCAGATGCGGCCGAAGCGGCAGACGTGGCGGGAGCAGATGGCGATCTGTGAGGCCATCGCCAGGGCCTATGCACCGAGGGGCGGAACGGCGCCACGGGCCGAGAAGCGCGCGCGGGGGGGCAAGGCGCCATGAAGGTCACGTTCAAGGTTGAAGGTCTCAGCGAGTGCGAGGAGGCCCTTGTTGACCTGGGACGCACAGGCAAGAACGCGCTGGGACGCGCCCTGCAGAAAGCCGGCGAAGTTGTCGCCACCGAGGCTTCGCGCCGTGCACCCCGTCTCACTGGTGACCTTGCCGAGTCCATCTCCGTGAGCACCAGGGCCAAGGATGCGGCACCGAAAGGGACGGCGAGGCGCTACGTCGGCAGCACCGGCAGCTTCGCTCACCTGCAAGAGTTCGGCACCGCGCACTCGGCACCACAGCCGTTCTTCCGTCCCGCCATCGACGCCATGGGCAAGGCCGTGATCGAGACTTTCAAGAGAGAGCTGAAAGTCGAGATCGACAAGGCCATCAAGCGACAGCAGCGCAAGAACGCGCGGCTTCTGGCCAAGGGACTGAAGGGGTAGAGCGCCATGGCCGAAGCAATTGCCGGCATCCGGTTCGACATGACCGCCAACAGCGCTGAGCTCGATGCGGCGCTGGGGCGGGCCTCGCGCTCAATGCGCCAGGCGCAGCAGGCCGGGCAGGCCGCGGGGGCGGCGATCGCCGCTGCGTTTACGCGGATTGGCGGCATACTCGCGGGGGCGTTCGCTGTGGAACGTCTCGTGGAGTTCGGGACACGGGCCCTTCAGACCGCGGCGGCGATCGGCCGCTTCGCTGACCAGGCCGGCTTAACGACAGAGCAGTTCCAGCGTCTCGACTTCGCGTTGCGCGACGCGCGCGTGCCGCAAGAGCAGCTGTCGCAGGCGTTCGCGATCTTCTCGCGCAATCTCTCCGACCTGCAGCGCAACACCGGGGGGTTCCTGTCGTTCCTGCAGGACGCGGCCCCCGGTCTGGTATCCGTCTTCCGCAACACGCGTGACGTGAATTCGGCGTTCCTGGCATTGACGGATGCCGCGGCCACGCTGCGGGACGGCCACGACCGTGTCAGACTGGTGCAGGCTGCGATGGGCGAGCAGGGCGCACGCCTCGTGAACGTCATGCGCCAGGGCAGCCAGGCCATGCACGAGCAGGCTGCTTCGGCCCACGTGCTCTCAGACGCGCAAATCCAATCCGCCACCGAGATACAGCGCCGGTGGGATGACGCAGTTCGCGCCATCACATTTGCCGCCCAACGCATGGGCGTTGCCATCGCCGAGGCGCTCCGCATCATCGAGATTCCGCGCCTCCAGCAGCTGCAGCAAGAGGTCGCGCGGACGCGCGCCGCGTTCGAAGTCGCCGAGTTCGATTTCCAGATGATGCGTCGCTCGCGGCAGGAGGACGAAGCGACCATCCGCCGTGTCACCGAGGCTTGGCAAGCCTACACCCGCGCATTGCAGGCGCTGAGCCCGGTCACCGCGACGCTCGGGCCGCAGATACGTGCCATTGCCCTGGCCGTGGCGCAAGGCGGCACCGGGTGGGATCTGGAGACGCAGCGGATCCGCGGGCTCAATGCACAGATGCAGCTGTTTATGGCGCAGATGCAGACGGCCCCCAACGCTGCGATAGAGGCCAGCAGGGCATTCCAGCAGGCGTGGACCCACACCACGGCAGTGCTGGAAGCCAACAATGCCACTCAGGCTGAGCGCGACCTTGCCCGTCTGAACCTGATGCGCCAGGTCGACGGCGAGCAGCAGCGCATACTTGCCGGGACGCTGACGGCGGAAGAAGAGCTGCAGCGGCGCCGCACCGAGCTTCACCACGCGCATACACAGGAAATCATTTCCGAGGCGCAGCTGAACCGAGCGTTGCAGATCGCCGAGATGCAGCGCGTCTCTGCCATGGTGGGCGCGATCGGGACGGGACTGCAGGCCATGGCGTCGGCATGGCCGAAGCAGAAGGCGTTCGCGGTCGCCGCTACCACGGCGAGCACCATCCAAGCGGTGATGAAGGCGTGGAGCGAGCCGTCGCTGCCGTGGCCGCTAAACGCGGCCGTCGCAGGCATGATCGCGGCTGCCGGCGCCAGGAACATTGCCACGTTGATGTCGACTAATCCCGGCAGCTCGCCGGCGATCCCGTCCGTTGGCGGCGGCACTGCGCCGGATGCGGGGGCGGGACAGGCGCCGCAGCTGCTGCAGATCAACCTGCACGGTGACAGAGACTTCTCGCCCGGCAGCGTCGCCGATCTGCTCGAGCAGGTCGGCCAGCACTTCTCGGACGGCGGCAGCCAGAACGTGCTCAAGGTCATCAGGGGTATGTGAGAAATGCCCGTCGTCATTAGCCAGGCCCTTCTGCTCAATCCCCCTGTTGACGTCCACCTGAACACGCCCGTGTTCGGCTGGCGCAACCTCGCCGAGGGCGCCACGGTGACGGCGACCACAGAGGATGGCGACCACCCCGCCACCAACCTCGCCAACCCGAGCACGGCGCTGCGCTGGCTTGCATCCCCTGGTTCCCCTGTTGCCGACGAATTCCTCACGGTGACATTCGGGACACCGCAAGAGGTCGATTACCTCGGCATCGCCGTCCACAACTTCGGCACGGGACAGTTCCCTCTCAGCGTCGAGGTCGACGCCGGCGGCTCGCCACAGTGGGAAGAGGTGATCGAGGAACACATCCCCGCGAACGATGACCCTCTGCTGTATCGCTTCACCCCGCAGACCATCATCGCCATCCGCCTGCGGATACAGCCGAGCGAGCTCGCGGCCATCCCCTTCGCGGCGGTGCTGCACACCGGCAAGCTGCTGGTGATGCCGCGCGGGACGCACACCGACCACGTGCCCATCAACCTGGCCATCAAGACCAACGTCATGACGGGTCGCAGCGAGACCGGCAACTTCCTCGGGCGCGTCGTGCTGAGCGAAAGCACAGATACCAGCATCGCGTTCCGGCAGCTGGGCGCCACCTGGTACCGCAGCGAGATGCAGCCATTCATCGCCGCGGCGAAGAGCGATCCCTTTTTCTTCGCGTGGAAGCCACAAGAGTTCGCGCGTGACGTCGGCTACTGCTGGCTCACGGGTGACCCCGAACCGACCCGGCATTTCGATACGGGCACCATGGCGGTGACGCTGCAGATGGGCGGAGTGGCGATCTAGCCATGACAATGCGCAGCTTGCAGTTCGTCGAAGTTGACACGCCGGCGTGGGAAGTCGGGTCGCCCATAGGGCCCGATGTGACCTGGCGCTTCGCCATCCCGACCGACTACCTGCCACGCGACGTCGACGCCATCCCGAGCGTGGCGTCCATCAGCTACAGCCCGGCCACCATCTCGCTCGGCGAGAACCTGGGGCAGCGCGCCAGCCTGACGATCACGTTTCGGGATCATCGCCACATCATGGGGGGCGAGGCCTTCGGCAGCGGGACGTTCTGGGGCAAATGGCGTGCCCGCTACATGCAGAAGCTGCGGGGGCGCGCCATCAGATGGCTGAACGGCCTCGAGGGGCAGTCCCTCGCCGAGATGCCGACGCGGCACTTCTTCATCGACAGCACCGACGGCCCCACACCCGAGGGCGTCTATACGATCGTCGCCAAGGACCTGTTGAAGTTCGCGGACGATGATCGCGCCCTGGCACCACGTCTCAGCAACGGCAAGCTCGCCGGCAGCATCAACAACGCCGTCACTGCGGCCGTGCTGACGCCGGCGGGCATCGGCAATGCCGAGTATCCCGCGGCCGGCCACATCTGCATCGGCGGCAAGGAAATCGTCAGCTTCACGCGCAGCGGCGACAATCTCACGATCACACGGGCTCAGCTCAACACCCTGGCGATCGCGCACGACGCCGGCGAGCGCGCCCAGCTGGTGCTCAACTACGACGGGGACGACGCCGCCGATATCCTCTCGGATCTCTTCACCGCCTACGCCGGCATCGATAGCGACTTCATCCCGCTCGCGGAATGGCAGGCCGAGACCGCGGCGAACCTCGGTGTCATCTATGCCCGCGCAATCACCGAGCCGACGGCGGTGAAGACGCTCGCGGCGCAGCTCATAGAGCAGGCCGGGCTGGCGGTGTGGTGGGACGAGCTCGCCCGCGTCGTCCGGCTCGAGGTGCTCACGGAAATCGCCACCGACGCCGCCACGTTCGACGAAGACGCCATCGTCGAACGCACGCTCAAGGTGAAGGACCAGCCGGAGAAGCGGATCTCTCAGATCTGGACGTACTTCGGCCAGCGCAATCCGACCGACCGCGGCGACGACGAGGACAACTACCGCAACGCCCTCGCCGACGTGGACCTGGAACGCGAGGATGAATACGGGTCCCCGCTGATCCGCAGGATCGTCGGGCACTGGATCGCCACCGAGAACGCCGCGCAGCGTCTCAACCAGGTGCAGCTCTCGCGCTTCCGGGACCCGCCGCGCAAGTTCAACTTCGACCTCTTCCCTGGTGCCCAGATATTGGCGGGACAAGGGTACCGTCTGAGATGGCGCCAGAACCAGGACACGGACGGCATCGTTGTTGCGGATGGCGCCCCCATCCAGGTCACCAGGGTTGCGGTGGAAGCCGGCGTGATCCGCGTCGAGGCCGAAGAGATGCTGGCCTCTGGCGTCGTGGTGCTCACCAACGTCGTCATCCTGACGGCCACCGGCGGCGTCTTCAACTGGCCGGTGCCCGCGAGTTGGAATGACGCCAACAACTCGATTCACTGCATCGGTGGGGGCGGCGCCGGCGGGTCCGGCACCGGCAATGGCGGCGGTGGCGGCGGCGGTGGTGGGGCTTATTCGTCGATCGCTAATCTCGACCTGACGCCTGCGGCGAACGTGCAATACCGTGTCGGCAGCGGTGGTACCGGATCGTCCGGCAACCCCGGCGGCGCCGGCACGGATACGTGGTTCAACGGCGCCAATCTCGCGGCGTCATCCGTCGGCGCCAAGGGCGGGCTCGGCGGCACCACGGGCAATGTCAACGCCGGCGTCGCCGGCGGCTCCGCCACCAGCGGCATAGGCGACCTCCGGTCATTCGGCGGCAACGGTGGCGGTGGCGCTCCCAAGGGGGAGACGCGAGCCGGTGGCGGTGGCGGTGGCGGCGCCGGCGGTCCGAACCAGAACGGCCGGAGCGGCGCGCATCTCAATCAAACCAGCCAGGACGGCGGTGGCGGGGGCGGCAGCGGCAACGGTGGCTCCAATGGCTCGGCCAGCTCGGGCACGACGGGCGGCGTCGGTGGCAACAACCGATTCAACTTCGGGGGCGGTACGTCTTCGCAAATCCATGGCGTCGAAAGCGGCGGGGGCAAGGGCGGGAATTCCCGCAGCCCGGGCACTACTGGTGCCGGCGGCGTCGGCGAAGCCCTGTGGACGCAAACAGTCGCCCCGATCATCAACGCCGGGCCCGGCGGTGGCGGCGGTGGCGGTGGCAGTCATGACGACATAGGCGGCGCCGGCGGCAACTATGGCGGCGGTGGCGGCGGTGGGGGCGGCGACGCTTTCCAACGCGGCGGCCATGGCGCCCAAGGCGTCATCGTCATCATCTGGACGGGGGCTTGATCATGGCATTGGCTGGATTCAACGGTCAGGTGCAGGACCTGTCCGGCAACGCGGTCGCGACGGTCAGTATCGAAGTACGCCGCGAGAGTGACAACGGCCTGGCCTCCCTCTTCGAAGATGCCGATGGCGTGACGCCGCTCGGCAATCCGTTCGCCAACGATCCCGGCGACGTTGGGCATTTCCTGTTTCACGTCGCCGGCGGCAGCTACCGCATTCGCGCTTTCACGGTTGAAGGCGATGTCATGCTGTGGCGCCATGTCGGGATCGGGACGATGGCGCAGCATGACGTCGAAGAGTTTCTGCCGGTGACAGG